GGTATGTGTTGGATGGTGTGTTTTACGTGCGTTGGATAAACACATTGAACGCTGAAACTATCACAACAAAGCTTGTTGCAGGTGATACTTGGAGAAACGAGCCGCTTACTCCACACCAAGTTGAGTGTATCGAAGAGGGTACAATTATTGAGGTGTCGACACCCGATTCCGTCGAGGACAATTACAGAGTTCAACCTGGAGACAGCCAGAAATGATATACATTGTTGATATAGACGGTACAATATGTCGTCAAAATACACCAAGTGACTATACAACATCTATTCCATACACAGATCGTATACAAAAGATCAACAGACTGTATGATGCAGGTCACACTATTGTCTATTGGACTGCGAGAGGTATGTCAACAGGCAGAGATTGGAAACAGTTGACACACGAGCAACTTAACCAATGGGGATGTAAGTACACTGAATTGCGAATGAATAAACCAAGCTATGATGTTTGGGTTGATGATAAGGCTTCGTGGATATTCGAATGAGAGTTTTTATTACTGGTTCAGATGGGTTTATAGGTAAAAACCTTTTGAAACGTATACCACTCGATTGGGAGATAGGTATATTTGACATACGTAACAATCCTACAACGAGACCCTCCAATCTTCAGTATGACATTGCCAGTAGCGATTGGGTCATACACTTGGGTGCGATTAGTTCTACAACAGAAACCAATATACAAAAATTGATGGATTGGAATCTGGCCTGGTCTATAGAATTGTTTGAGCAGTGCGAGAAACACAACACTAACCTTCAGTTTGCTTCATCAGCATCGGTCTATGGTCAGAGAGATCACACACCCTTCAAAGAGGATGATCCTGTTTCTCCTTTAAACAATTACGCTGTCAGCAAATTTTTGTTTGAGCAATATCTCAACACAAGAAAAACCAGTATTACGTGGCATGCTCTTAGGTTTTTCAACGTTTATGGACCATACGAAGAGCATAAAGGTAACCAAGCAAGCCCGTACACTCAATTCAAAAACCAAGCTATAACAAGTGGTTCAATCAAAGTGTTTGAAGGGTCACAGGATGTGTACAGAGATTTCATCGACGTGTCCGAGGTCAACAACATTCAATTGCAAATGCTCAACATCAGAGAATCAGGAGTATGGAATGTAGGCACAGGAAAACCCAAAAGCTTTCTGCAAGTAGCTGAAGAGGTTTCAGCAGTTTACAATGTGCCGATTGTCGAGATACCATTTCCCGAACATTTGAAATTGCATTACCAATATTATACTTGTGCCGACACCACTAAATTAACTGCAACATTAGGTTAATACATATGAGAATCGCTATAATCGATAAACTAGGGTTATGTTATGACGGAGATACCTTATCCAAGCGAGGACTTGGAGGGTCGGAATCCGCAGTTATTCTAATTGCAAAGGAACTAGTAAAGCTAGGGTTGCATGTCACCGTATTCAATAACTGCAAAGATGGATCGCATTCCAGACCAGGAGTGTTTGATGGTGTGCGCTACATTGATAATAGTGATGCTTCAACTCACGATGAATCGTATGATGTTGTTGTAGTTTCGAGAACCGTTAATCCTTTCATATCTAACCACTGGCCATTTGTGAGCACAGCAAACACTCGCATTCTTTGGCTACATGATACGTTCATCGAAGGCGACCATCTCGTTGAAGAGTTGGTTGTTAATGGTGTTATCGATCATATATTCACCTTGTCAGATTGGCACACTTCATACATTCTCACATGCACTCATGGAAAGAAGCGTAACTATGAGGTATTGAAAAAGAGTATATTTCAGACACGTAATGGAGCTGTTTGTTACATACCAGAAGTTGATCTGAGCAAGAAGGATCCGTTTCACTTTGTATACAATGCCAGTGCTGTTAAAGGAATGACTCCACTTGTAGAAGATATCTGGCCACATATAAAGCAACGTATTCCCGAGGCAAAGTTAACAGTGATTGGTGGATATTACAGGTTCAGCGAGAGATCAGCACCAGACGTTCAAGAGAACATTGTAGAACAGTTGTCGAAGAGAGAAGATCTTAAAAAACTCGACGTCACGTTTACCGGCATCATTACACAACACGAGATTGCAGAGATACTTGCTAATGCATGGATGATGTTATACCCTGGTGCATTCCCAGAAACATTTGGTATTTCAACACTCGAGTCTTTGCTATACAAGACGCCTTTAGTGACAACTCGGTTTGGTGCATTGGAAGAGACTGCAATTGATCTTGCATGTTATCACATCGACTATGCTATTGAACCTAATAACCTCTTTCCTCACATTGATAAAGCCGCACAGGTAGAAAGGTATCTCGAAGAGTTTTTCGCAGCTTATTACACTCCATATCTCCATCAACAGAAACAGAACTATTGCGATGTTGTTAAGGATATTGCAGGTTGGGATACTGTTGCTCTTCAATGGAAACAATTTTTATATGCAGTGTCGGGATATTTTTTACATGTTGACGAATTCAGACAGGTTAAACGTATAAACCAAAAGGTCGCTCGTGTATTTGGAAGAACAGGTTGTATGCCTGCTCATCGTGAATACAGTTCTTATGGAGAACAACGTAGAATTGTCGTGATATCTCCGTTCTGGAATGCTGAACGGTATATAACAAACAACATTTTGTCCGTCGCACAACAAGAATACGACAACTATATCCATGTACTGATAGACGATGCATCTTCAGACAATTCGTATGACATTGCTAAACAAACAATATCTAACTTACCCAAAAATATACAGAAAAGATTTCGGTTGATTCGTAACCAAACAAATGTCGGATCGATTGCAAACCAAATCGTTGGTATCAGTCATTGTAAAAGCACAGATATAGTAATGTTGCTGGACGGTGACGATTGGCTGATCAACAACAATACCATTTTTCACTATTACAACGACATATACAGCCAAGGATATGAATTCACATATGGTTCGATGTGGAGCGTTGCAGATAACATACCTTTGATATCTCAAGAGTATCCAATTGAGGTAAGGAAGAAAAAGTCATACAGAAACCATCACTTCAACTGGAAAATACCTTACACACATTTGAGAACATGTCTTGGATCACACATGTTTGCTTTGGATACAAGTAAATTCAAGGTTGATGGACAATGGATGAAATCGGGTGCTGATAATCCTCTATTTTACGAACTTATAGAGCGAGTAGATTACGATAAAATATATTGTAACAAAGAAATTGTTTGTAGCTATAACGATCTTAACCCATTAAACGATTACAAAATACGTGGTGAAGAGCAAAATAGAAATGCTAACCTTAGCTATGCTGTGACTGAGAAAAATAGATTACCGACTCACAATACGAACAAAAGAATCCTTATAGCCATACCCACAGCAAAGTATATTGAAGTTGATACGTTCAAGAGCTTGTGGGATTTAGAAGTTCCACCTGGATATCAGTTAGACAATATTGAACAAATACGCAATCTAATAGCCGAATGGGCTAAGCGTTATGACTATCTTCTTTCTGTAGATTCGGATATAGTATTACCAAATGACGCTCTCGTTAAAATGTTAGAGGCAGATAAAGACATCATATCAGGTCTGTATATACAACGCATACCAAATAAGCAAACGGTAGAAGTGTACATGAAAACGCCTGAAGGAGGTTGTACAAACATCCCTTATCACTTACTCGATGGTAAGGGTATTGTTGAGATAGCAGCTTGTGGAATGGGATGTGCGCTGATAAAGAGCGAAGTGTTTCGCAAACTTGAATACCCTCACTTCGTATACAAATCAGCTCTCACTATGGAAGGGACTGTTTCAGAAGATGTGTACTTCTGTATAAAAGCAAGAGAGGCTGGTTTTACAGTATGGGCTGACACATCGATTAAGTGCGATCATATCGGATCGACTGTGTATTCAATCAGTACTTAAATTATTCTTAAGAGGTATCTCTATTATACATACGCAATCCCAGCTCGTCAACTGAAAAGTAATGTGACATATAAATAGAAGAAAGACTTTTTAGAAGGGTATTGTAGTATGG